TTGTCAGAGAGAATGTTGAAGGCTTTTGGGTCTGCCTTCAGTTTGAAGTTGGTCTGCTCAAAATCGCCACTGACAACAACATCTTTTTTTGCTTCGGTCAAAATCATTTCTTTACCCTTGCTACTGGAACTAAAACTGCCAACTCTTGCTGGCGACACATCTATTGTACTACACTTATCGGCATTGTCAAGGCCGGTCTTGAGGATTCTTTCCTTTTAAGATTAGGTTGCTCGTCTTGTACTCACCAGCTTGCCATATGGCAAACCGTTTTGTCGAGCTATTTCATCAACCTTTTTCTGAATTCGATAAACAATAGTTTCAATGTTCTCCGAAGGCAGTTCTATGATGTCTTTACCATCATAAGTTAGTATCGCTATCATCAGTATTCCTCACCTTCTCCCTTTTTAAAATTCTTTGTGGTCCCATTCAAATTGTTTTTGTTTTCCGTCTTGATGTATTGAGATAGAGTAGAAGTCTAGGTTATCGTCACTCATTAACTCGTTCAGGTATTCGTAAACATCGTCTTTGGTAACATCTGGCCTATCAAACTGTAGCTCAATTTTAACAGTGGTCATCTTCAATCTCCTAAATATAGTTGGTTATTTGCCCCTCGATTGGGCGATGTCTCAATTATACCATAGTTATCGGTATTGTCAAGGTCGATCTGTAGTTTTTTTGAAAAGTTCTCCGGTTATCCTCCCCAGACTCCAAAAAAATCATCCCTGAAGAACCCTTTGGGCACGTAAAATGTAAGATAAAAGAATAAAAATAGCTGCACGAAGAAAACGGCCCATATTGCGAGACGATATTTTGTTTTCACGAGTAGAAATGAACAAATTGAAACGAAGATCGTCCCGCAAGCCTTTAGGGACATAAAAAAATAGACCCCATGAGTCTTCATGAGACTTAGACCGAAGGGATTTTTTTCCAAAAGCATTATGGTGTCTGAGTATTTATGTGTTAGATAGTTATCGTAAGCGGAAATGACCCCGATTAGAAAAATGAGAAAGAAGTATAACTTGTTGTTCTGTTCTTTTTTTGTATCATCGGGCACTGTATTCTCCAGTGCAGCGACTGCATAAATATAAAATTAATCCATCTATATTCATTGTTGATATACAGTCAAATACGCCGCACATATCACAGGCTTCAATTGTTTTTTGGTCAGGTTCGATGACTTGCATTACTTTTCTTCCCGCTGCAACATCTCCATGATAAGATCATCGTGGATTAGGACATCATCATCATGTTTTTCAAATCCTCTTTCTGAAATGACCCACGTTACATTCGCCGTTGTGATGTTATACATTTTAGAAACTCTCACACAGGCGTCGAGTTCATCTTTTGCCGCCGTCAAAAAAACCCTATCAAGTATTCTTACATAGTATTTGTTCATTGCGTACTCCCTTTTGGTTTATTTGTCAATCTTCTGGAAAAAGTTTATCCCAGCAACTACCGCAGAGGCCAGACAAGAGAAGTTCCCGTTCATCCTGGGTCAGATAGTCAAGAGCATCCTGAATAAGTTCTCCTTCCGACGACCATGCTGTCAGATCAGCAGGATCTATCCATATGTCGTGATTCTTATTACAGTGAACACATCTAACAGCGTATTTCATTTTCATCTCGTAATTCCTTGGTAAGTCAAAGTTAAGTTTCATTACTCAGGTAATATACCATATATCGTCTAAATGTCAACCTTCGTTTGACTTCTTTTTCCAAGAAAACAAATTATTAAGGAACTTCTTTCTTTTACTACAATTACATTCCTTTAAACCAAACCACTCTTTAAATCTTTCTTCAGTAATACCAAACTTCTGAAGTGTTGATTCTACGACATCTCCGAGGCCCGTCATATCGGCTTCTTTAGTGTCAAACTTGATGCCCTTAGCCTCTAAATCTTTTATTACGGTATCCATTTCCGCTTTGGTTTGTAGATTATTGTCTGCCATAATTTTTTCTCTCTCCTTTTCTCTTTTTTAAAATTTAATTGTGGGTTTTCTACCCAACAGAGAATTTAGAAGGCTATGATAGTGGGTTCGCTGCCCATTGATTTCCTAGAGAATAATACACATTTACACTCACAATTCCGAGAAGGCTACCCTCTATCAAATCTACATTTCACACTGTGTTTTACAGTATAATAACATAAAACTAAGATACATAATATAAGACAGTATAAAGAGAACAGAAGGAAGATTGGTTTTTAGTTTGTTAGAGATCATAATTTTATGTCAACCTCGTGCTCCCGCACCAAGCACTCTAAAACCCCTTGTTTTATAGGCTTTTTTAACATCCAGAGGTGGGAATCGAACCCACAACCACCGGTTTACAAAGCCGGTACTCTGCCAATTGAGCTACTCTGGAGACCAAATTGTCTCATTCTGAACCTATTGTACCATAAATATCGGCCTTTGTCAATAGTAATAGTTAGGAAAAGACACGAAAAGTGCCGTTTTTCCCCTGTTTTAAGCACTTTTTTGCTTCAAAATCGTCCAAATTTGAGCCTTTTTTGATGCGCCGGGGTGTACTTTTTAACCTATAGGAGTATCAAATTTCAGGCTGCTTGACAGAAATGGGTAGCAACTTGTGCTTGTCACGGTACACGGCAGAACACTGCGGCGATTTCTTCAGCGGTCCCATGTACAAATACTGATACCCGCTTGTGCGAGGTGCAATTCCTAGAACGTGCAGCCCATTTTTATCAATTGATTGTACTTCGTACTTGCCTCGATCCGTTAGATAATGACGCATACCATCAGAAGACTCGTAGAACGGCCCAGAGCCGCCTACAACGCGCACTACGTCACCAGATGATAAAGACCTCCAGTTTTTAATAAAACGCTTCTTACGGCGTTTGCGGGCCTTTGAGCGATTATAATTTGATGATTTAATCTTAAACGGCGTTTCACACTGTTTACATATAAGAGTACGCACACCGTTCTTAGAATTACAGTTTGTACATACTTTATAAGGCATTAATAATTCCTTGTTTTCGCTGGCTCTAGCATCAGGGGCAATGTTTAAGGGTTGGGAAAGACACCCCTAATCCTCTGGGCAAGTCGGGTTAAATCTATATTCTGAATATAAATCGTCCTCAAGAGGAACCGTCTCTACTGTAAGATATCCGTGTTCTACAAGTAGTTTACATATCATGGCTTCCATTATATTTGCGTCATATAGATCAAGAAAGTCAAATTGCTTTGCGATGGTTGCCAATAGTTCTTTATCAGTCATTTTCTTCCTCGTATAGAATCTGTAACGAGTCTTTGATTAATTCTGTGAGTTCTTCAAGTTCCATAGGAGTTGTTTCGACGCCCATTTCTGCGATTTGGTTTCTTACATTGTACCATGCCTCATCATACATGTCAAGGGCGTATTCGAGGGCGGGTCGATTTTTTCTAACAAAATCCATCCATATCTCTCTACCTTCTTCATCCATAAAAATGTTCCTTTTTCTAAATTAAAAAACGGGAAATTTGGCTGGCTGTGGTATCAGGGGCAATGTTTAAAGGTAGAGTAAGACAAATAGCTTCGACAGGACTCGAACCTGTAACCTACGGTTTAGAAGACCGTTGCTCTATCCTATTGAGCTACGAAGCCAAAGGGCGAACTGGATAAGTGGTTGAACTACGAATTACTCGTAATACCAGCTTGAATCCAGAACGCCAGTACCACCGATGGGACTCGAACCCATACTTGCGGGATTTTAAGTCCCGTGCCTCTGCCAATTGGGCTACGGTGGTGCAAGAAGAACGGGGTATACAGCTGAATCTCGTTAAGAGATACTGACTTGAACCCCGCCTTCCTTTCTATTATAGTATCTATATCGTCATTTGTCAAGTCCAACTTGAATAAAATTGGTGAATTTGGCTGGCTGTTACATAAGCGGCGATGTGTTGAGTTTGGAAAAGACAAAACGGTCAAATTTGGCTGGCTGTGGTATCTGGGGCGATGGGGCCGGTTGGGGTTGGACACATGCCCACCTGGGTGCCTGTACACCTGGCCGCATGTGCATCTATTCGGGGCTGCTCGTAACCCATTGTACCATATGATGTTGCGTTTGTCAATGTAAATCCTTTGGGAATAAGGAGTTGTGGTTGGTAGTTAATAGTTGACGTAAGTTGTTGGTATGAAAGGACTTAGGGCGATGGGCGGGGGCCGGGTCGGCCCTAAACCCTTACAGCGTAAGGACTTAGGTCGATCCCCGGTTTTTGAGAAAATTAAAAATCCTCGCCAAATTGATGGACGACCATCGAGATGAACAAAAGTACAATAATGTGAGTCATGTTACCCCCTCACAAAGGTACAGCCCCGACAAGCGTCGGGACTGTACAGGTGAAAGGGAAAAGCTAGGCGGTCAGAGTGGCGAGTGCCAAGCCTTCCGCCTTCTTGACGGCTGCGTCATTGCTTGCCGCGATCACGCGAGCAAAGTCAGATGGCGAGCCTTTGCGGGAAGCGTCGTGCTGAACGAAGCCCTGCACGGCGTTATACGCTTCCCATGCGGACACGTTGAACTGAGAGTCCATCGCACCGCGACCAGTGGTGAACCGTTCACGACTGAGGCGACGAAAGATTGCCTCTGTCCGGTTCTTGTGAATGGTCACACCACGTTTCGAATCAGGATCAGGCTGACCGTAAACCTGATCGAGAAAATCAGTCATGCGAACTTGCCGATTCTGAAGTTCTGCAATCACATCACCAAGCGTAGCCCACGATTCACGCAGAACAGAGAACGTCTGAATCAGATCGTCCATCTTCTCACGCAAGCCAGAACCGTGACGAATCGAAACCGAAGTCCCAGAAACCTGACGCATCATCGCCAGATTACTACACGCATCGCGGTAGAAACCCATGATGGCACTGAAAGCCCGACCATCATAACCGGCGTTCACAATGAATCGCGGAAAGATATTGTCGGAAGTACCATAAATGGCACGTCGCTGATCTCGACTCGGAGCGATAGACACATAGTGACCATCGCGGAAATGGCACTGGACATCGCCAACGCCTTCGAAGGCTTCACCGGCTGACTCGACAAGAGCCAGAACATCATCGCTCTGATGAGCAACGTAATGCTTGGAACACGGCTTACCAACGAACTCCATCGTATCAGACCGGAACAGCCCGTACAGCGGAGTCTTCAACCCGTCTGGACCAGCCAGCGGGAACTTGTCAACTGAGAAATCGAACTTCGACTTGACAGAATCAACAGCGGAAACAGAAACAGAAGTCATACTCAAACCCTTTCACAGAGAAACTAAACCAGCCACAAACCGATGCGGCTTTTACATATTGTACCATCCCAACGCGGAATGTCAATATCAATCTTCAAAATCTTCCGGGAACATCTTATCCCAGCACTTACCGCAAGTGCCACTGATCATCAGTTCACGTTGATCGGCAGACAACTCAGGCAGAGCGTTCTGGATCAACTCACCAGTCTGCCACGCGATAACGCCACTAGTGCTACACTCAAAGGTGTATACTTCCAGACAATACGCACAGGCAACACTCACGGCATTTTTCAAAACAATCATTTTAACACCTCAAAAAAAGGGGAATAAGACAGCGGCTCCGCAGCGTTGCAACGTCTGAGGCCGGATTGCCCATACGGAGTTAAGAGGGTGCATCTGTGGCCCTCATCCATCTGCCTTACGTTCTTATTATACTATATATATCGGCGTTTGCAAGCGAATTCTTTAGCGATTCTGGAAAGTTTTTAAGATTGACGTAAGTCATTGGTATCAAAGGACTTACGGCTCGCCGGGGGGGCCGGGTCGGCCCTAAGTCCTTGCGGCACAAGAACTTAGGTCGATTCCCGGTTTTAAGAAATTTTAGAAATCCTCCCCGAATTGGTGTACAAGTGCAGATATGAACAAAAGTACAATGATATGGGTCAGACGTTCACCTTTGCCTTTCTAGAATACGAGAACTGAACATTCGCATCCTTGAGGGCTTTGATTGCCTGAGCAGCCTCAGAACCTGCCGGTTGTACGCCGTGAATCAGAAGCGCAAAACTTTGTTCACGGGTGTCGGGATTTGCAGCGTGGCTATCGTCGTGGTCAATCTCCAAACCTAAAGAGCGGGCTTCCTGTTCACTGTACACAACAACAGACTCACGCAGTCCGTGTTCAGTGATCAAGTTATCACGTCGTCCACCACGAGAAGCAGTGAGAACGAAATTGTACGGAATATCAGATTGTCTATCAATCCAATAAGGCAGCGACTTTGTATAGGCGTAATACAAGCGGTCAGGATTGTCAATAGCAACTTGTAACCATGCGTTGAAATAGTCACGATTGAAGAAATCGCCAGCAACATGAATCCGGCAAATTCCCAGATTCTTTGGTTGATTACTTGAAATCAGATCGACCATGCCAGACATCGACAAGCCGCGAAGACTTTGCAGATTGTCGTTACGTCGGTTATATACGTTTGTATACATTACCTCTTGAGAAGCAGAGAAACAACGAAATTCCGTTTTCGTTCCGTCTTGAATTTTACGTTTGCCGTCAACCATTTTGACTTTGGACAGGCACTTTTCAGCAAACGGACACGAATGTCCACTCAGCAGATCAAATGAATATACCTTTCGTTTGTTTTCGAGAAACTGAGCGAGAACCGGAACGTCTGCGAGTTTTTCGAGTTTGGCGTTTGCTTTCGAGAACATTGACACTTACCTCCAGAAGAAACGTTGCTTGTGAGACTCAATTATACCATACTTGCCACCAATGTCAATCTAGATTCTGACAATTTTTAGAATGTTCTTTCGCCAACCAGAACGGCATATCACCATTCAGATTTTTACCGATCATGCGTCCACATAGTGCGCATGTCCACTCTCCGCACCCATCCCATCCAGCACGGTAAACCGCGTCAGATTGTGATAAACTACGATCCTGCTTTGCCAGCTTGATTTGTGCCAGTTCAATCAGTTTCATGCGTTCCCTTTCGTTGTTTGTCATTGGCTCTATTATATCATATCGGCATTTTGTGTCAAGAAACTTCACAAGAAAAGGGGTAATTTCTTAGAATTGACGTAAGTCGTTACTACCAAAGGAGTTACGGCTTGCCCGGCCCGCCCCGCCAGCCCTAAGTCTTTACGACATAGGGACTTACGGCGAAACAAGCAACAACAACAACAACAACAACAAAAACAACAACTCTCAGCGAATTGAGCAACAGAGCTTTACCCTGAGTCGTCGTGGGGGATTTTACTTATCTTGTATAATTCGACCAGTCTTCGTCGTAGGCGGCGGTCTCAGCATCAAAGATATTTTCAAACCGAAAGGTTATATCCCCTTCTTGTATCCTTTCAATCAGCTTCTGCTTCGCCTCTTCGATCAGGGAATCTGGATCGGTCCCAATCGGGGCGTCAACCACAACGACACTATCAACAGAAAAATCATACGATACGTTATTAGTCATCATTTTCCTCCGTTATACTCCAACAGTCCCACGATATAGATAATTGTATACCAGAACGCTATCAGGAGCGACATCAGCAAACTCTCCAGATTGAATATATTCACCCGTTTCCGGGTCCGTCCAGTGGTCCGTTTCGTAGGGGTTATAGTAACATTTACCCCATCCAAAGTCAAACATACCTTTCCAAGATTCTTTCGCATCAATCACAAACCCTTCAATAAAAGCGTGAACATTTTTTGCTTTCTCTCGGCGTACTCTTTCTTGCCCCTTCGGGTTTACGATTGTTTTAAAATCCCGCAACACTACGTTGTCGGCGTGACACTTGACGAGACCACCTTGCTGAACACTCAGACACCCTTTGTGGAGATTGCGATACACGCGGACCTTTTTGGCGGGATCGATATGATCCAGAACCTCTCGACTAACTTCCACCCGTGGCTTTTTGTTGCTCATCTCAACTGCCTTTTGGAAAACCTTGTTTTTGTCTACCGCCATTGTACCATCCGTGATTGGAATGTCAAGAAGAGAATATAAAAAGACGGGCTGAGAACCATATACTCAGCTTTTCAGTAGCAAGTAGTCGACTTACTTCTACGGGGTACTGTCCATTGAGATAGGTGTGCGGGCTATTTCCGCATTGCATGTTTCACTTCATCAATAACTTGTAGCCTGCAAAACTACAAGAACCGTCTTATTGTTTCTCTTATTATACTATAATTATCGGCATTGTCAAGCAAAAACTTTACCGCATTCCACCGCTTTTTTGAAATTGACGTAAGTTGTTACAGCATAAGGACTTACGGCAAGCCCGGCCCGCCCCGCCAGCCCTAAGTCGTTGTGACATAGGGACTTATGGCAAGGAATATAACGTCTCAAGTCATTATGATCAAAAATACGCAAAACGTACAAAAGGACAGTACCGCGCCAATTTCAAAAATCGATTTCATCTTCATATTCCGCTTCTTCGGTCCAATCCCAATTCTCACATTCCCAGTCACTCTCTGTAGCCGTGTCATACTGTTCATCCTCCCACAAGGTTTCTTCAGTATCTTCGTAGTAAATGTCGTCTTCAGTCCAGCCAAAGTATCTCATCGCGTTTTTCCTTAGAAGGGATGAAAAAGAGCAGCCACCACGACGGTGACTGCTCCCGCAACG